CCGATGCTACCGTGTTATGGGAGAGTGAGCAGTATCGCATCGTGCGCAAGGAGCGAGACCACCCATTATCCACTGCCGTATTAGAAATGGAGCGGAGTGATGGCCGCGATGCCCTAGGACGATGGCGGTGGGAACCGGTGTTGCGAAATACACGCATGGACGAAATGGAAGCCCTTCTTTCTTTGCTTGTGCGGGTAGTGGGGCATCAGGCGTATACTATCCAAGAATTACATGAAAAATGTAAACAACTGGCCACTACCACACAATGAGCGAAACCATACGGCACTGCCGGCCGGACATAGACCCGCTGCGGCTGGACGAGGAGTGGATCGTTCAGCCAAAGATGTACCACTATTACGCCACCAAGCAGGCGGACCAAAAGAAACTAGTCAAAGAATTAAAGGCAAAACTGCAAGTAATCAAGGCAAAACTCAGTCGCCACATCCGTAAATACCCCAACAAGTACGGCCTAGCCCGGGCCACGGACCCCTCGGTGGCGGATACTATCTTAGACCAACCACCCTACCTAGCGGCCCAGCAGTCAATTATCGATGCGGAATACGTGGCCGATATACTAACGGCCGCCCTAGACACACTTGACCAAAGGAAAAAGGCCCTAGAGAACTTGGTGGATTTGCATGGTCGCGATTACTTTGCCACGCCACGGGCCGGAACCACGGAGGGGCGGATGGTCCGCCGCCGTGCCGATGCCGCCCGGACAAAATACTCCACGGAATCAGAAGACACCGCTGAATAATTTCATTGCCTGTGTTTGCCTAATGGCGGCCCTTATTATGACATTCACGGATATTGGCCGAGCCATAGCATTAGGCATCGCGGGCACCATGCTACTCATTGGCGGCCTATTTACCACATACTTTTTAGTGAAACTTATCTCCGCCGCGTATTGGCGGGGGAAGCGTAGTTCGGTAGACCATCAACAAAGGAGTTCTCAATGCCCCCGTCGGCAACCCAACAACGACAGCAGGCCGGACGCGTAAGTGCCCGTGGCCGTGCCGAGAACGCACGTGGTGCGTTCGACAGCAATTACCTCAACATCCCACAAAATGTGGGGCTTATCAAAATCGAGAGCGACACGAAGCCGCGCAAATTCGACCTGCTGCCCTATTATGTTGGGCAGCACAACCCGTATGCCCCAGACGCGGGCATGATGCACTACGAACTAACCTACTTTGTTCATAGCAACATCGGCCCGAACGAAGACAAGGTCCTCTGCCCAGCCAAGACCCGCAAACAACGCTGCCCCATCTGCGAAGAGCAACAACGCATGTCGCGGGACCGCAACATCGACAAGGAGTTGGTGAAGGCCCTCAACGTGAAGGAACGGCAGCTCTTCAACGTAATGGACTTGGAAGAGCCGAACGCCGGGGTGCAAATTTGGGACATCTCCTACCACCTCTTCGGGAAGTTGTTGAACAAGTACATCACGGACAGCCTCAACGACCCGGACGATGAGTACAAGCAGTACTTCGCCGACCCGCGCGAAGGCAGCTCGTTAAAGGTCAGCTTCGCAGCGAAGTCCTTTAACGGCGGCAACTTCTACGAGGCCATGACCATCGACTTCCGCAAGCGGCAAACGCCTTACGGAAAATCAATCATGGAAAAGGTCCACAACCTCGAGAACTGTTTGAAGATCCTGAGCTACGACGAGCTCACCCGACTCTTCTTACAACTCGATCCGGACCAGCCACTCCCCAACACCAAGGGCAAGACGCAGGTGCAGGGTGCGGGACCGGTAGGCGGGACCCCGGCGGACGATTGGGACGACAATGCAGCAGCCAACACCCCGGCACCCACCACCGGCAAGCGACCCGCAGCGGCCAAGGCCGGTGGTGCTAAACCGGCAGCAACTCCACCAGCAGAAGAAGAGAGTTGGGACGACGAGCCCGCAGCAGAGGAACCAGCGGCCAAGAAGCCGGTAGCCAAGAAGCCGGCCGGTAAACCGGCGACAAAGCCCGCCGCACCTCCCCCAACAGAAGAAGATAGTTGGGATGACGAACCGGCTGCCGAAGAGGCGCCGGCACCAAAAAAGCCGGCTGGCTCCCCTGCGGGTGCTGGTGGGAACCGGGCCAAGCAGAAGGCTGCACCCGCACCTGAGCCGGAACCGGAAGAAGAGGGTTGGGACGACGCCGACCTCGATACCGCAGATGCCGAAGCCGCACAGGCCGGAGATCCCCCGGCCGGTGACGATGACGGTTGGGAAGATTAGAGAGCCACAACGGTCCGGAAGAACCGTTGTGCGGCCGAGGACGGGTGGCGGGCGGTAAAACTACCGCCCGCCACTTTATCATAACAGGATACTTATATGGATACTAAGCAGGCAGACGTGCTAGCCGACCAACTAACCGCCACGGCCGCCCAACGGCCCACATTGGCCACCGAGTGGGTAAGTAGCGGCTGCACTACCCTCAACATGGCCCTAACGGGCAAGCCCCGCTACGGCTATCATGCGGGCGGCTACTACCTTGTGGTAGGTGGTAGCAGCAGCGGTAAGACAATGCTCATGCTCACTATGCTAGCCGAGGTGGCCAACAACCCAAATTTCGACCACTACCAAATTAAGTATGACAATGTCGAAGACGGAGCTCAAATGGACTTTGTAAAGTTCTTTGGGCAGAAAATGGCGGCCCGTATTGAGGCCCCCCGCATCGTCGATGGTGTGGGTATGCACAGCGAAACAATAGATGATTTTTATTTTAACTTTGACGATGCGATGGATGCCGGTCCCTGCATCTATTTGTTGGATAGTATGGATGCGCTTATGGGTGGCAAGGAACGTAACAAATTCAACGAACGAAGAAAGGCGGCCCGTAAAGGAAAACTAGCAGAAGTCAAGGGGGACTACGGGGATGGCAAGGCGAAGAAAAACAGCGGCGACCTGCGGGGGGTATTGGCCAAGGTGCGGGATACGCGGTCGATCCTAGTCATTATCTGCCAAACACGTGACGCCATCGATGCGGGGCCATTTGAACCACAGGAGACGCGTGCCGGTGGGCGGGCCCTGACATTCTACTCGCACACCGAAATGTGGATGTCGAAGGGTGCCACCCTCAAAAAAGCGGTGAGGGGGGTGGACCGCCAAATAGGCATGATGTCGAATATCCATATTAAGAAAAATCGCCTATCCGGCAAGGAGTGGCGTGTTAAGGTACCCTTTTACCACACGGTTGGGGTCGATGATGTGGGCTGTTGCGTGGACTACCTGATCGCAGAAAAACACTGGCCCGCTAATGACAAGGGGGTCATCACCGCCCCCGAACTTAGTTTTAAGGGAACTCGCGAAAAACTAATCCAGGTGATTGAAGAAGGTGACAAAGAAGTTTTTCTTCGCAAAACGGTTGCGGCGGTGTGGCGGCAGGTAGAAGCAGATTGTGCAGTAAAAAGGAAACCCCGCTATGGCTAGGTGGACTGTCGGTGAGGTAGCCGTTGTCCTAGGGGCCGTGCTTGGGGCTAGATCCGAAGCGATGTTTAATGGCACCTGTGATATCATAGCACGCCGCCTTGGCCGCGCCGGTAAAAACAACGCGTCCCCGGGCGACCCGCTACGCCGCCTAGTGTGGGGCATGGCCACCGGGTTGACCGATTACACCCGGTACCGGCTAGAACGCGACCTGCGGGCCGGCAGGGCGTTGACATGGGCCGATATGCAGGTTATCCGGTGGGCCCGTAACACGGATAGCGAAGAAGCCAAAGAAGCAACAAACCACAAACCCCCCACCATCGAGTACATCGCCGGGTTATTGTCGCGGCCGGTGGTCGAAATACAGGACGCATGGGAGCAGGCGGGGCCCGACCGGGGTATTAGAGGGTTTGGTTTCGGTGGGCCAAAGGAGCAAACACCCCCGGCCGATAAACCAGCACATTAGTTTTACACCCCTAGGAGAGAAAAGTCATGAAGACGCTGCTTGTACTGTGCCTGATGTGCGTGGCCGGGGTTGGCCATGCCGGTGAATTGAAATACAATACCCGGAATGCCGACGGTACCCCAACGGTACCCCACGCCACCGCCGAAATTCAGATCGATGTTGCATCCGGCCGGTACATCGGGAACGAGGCCTTTTGGCTTCTGCCACTCAACGAATACGAAGAGGCATTACTTGAAGAAACCAACGCCCGCCGCGTGGCCAATGGGTTGCCGCCATTTGAGGGGACGAGTGTAGACATCCAACGCACGGCCCGCAAACATGCCGCCTGGATGGCCAATTCTAATAGTATGGTGCATGGCAGTTATGGTGTGGCGGAGAACATTGCTATGGGTCAACGGTCACCTAAGGAGGTACTGGACACGTGGATGGGTTCCTCTGGACATCGTGCAAACATCTTGAATAGAGCGTATACCCGCTTTGGGTGCTCGTGCTATACCAACGAACGCGGTACCGTGTACTGGTGCCAACAATTCGCAGGACCACCGCGCGACACGAATGTAGACGCACCGCCATCTACTGGAGGTGGTATGGGCGGCGGTGGCGGTGGCCTCCGCAAATGGTTCAATAGGTTTTTCCGATAATATGGCCGGGCCACGGCCATGTCCGGCGGGGGTTGGGTTGGGTGCCTCATAGCTACCTCCCAGCCCCCGTTTTTAGTTATCTATATCACCGGTGCCACTATGCCACCTTGGCTGCTATTAGACACAAGTTACCTATGCTGGCGGGCGGCCTATAGCATGGGGCAGCTAACGCATGAGGACGTGCCTACCGGTGTGATGTTTGGATTTTTTCGTGACTTGGTTACGTTACAGGATAAATTCCAAACAAACCGCCTTGTGTTCTGCTTCGACTCACCCACCAGCCGTCGCCGCGACATCTACCCCGGGTACAAGGCTAGCCGCGAAACACGTGTATCCGAAATGCCGCAGGATGAGCAACTACTTATCCAGAATATGCGGCAACAAATCGGCTGGCTTCGGAACCGTTACCTGCCATACCTCGGGTACACCAACCTGCTCTATGCCGAGGGGTATGAATCGGACGATCACATCGCCTACCAAGCCAAATGGTTATCGGTGTTTGGTAGCCGGTGCATTATCATATCTTCTGATGAAGACCTTTATCAATGTATCAACACCCATGTCCGGCACTACTGCCCGGGCAAGGATAAATTAGTAACCATCCAAACATTCAAAGAGGAATGGGGCATCGACCCACCAACCTGGGCCCACGTAAAAGCCATCGCCGGATGCACATCCGATGAGGTTGTGGGTGTGCCGGGGGTGGGCAATAAAACGGCGGCCAAATACCTCCGGGGAGAACTCAAGCCAACAACCAAGGCATACCAGGCCATTGAAGCCAACCGGACCCTGTGGCGTGAGAATCTAAAATTGGTGCGGCTGCCATTCCGTGGCCTACCAAAACACCCATCTATGGTAGAGGGGACCGTCACGGCGGATAAATGGCGGGCACTGATGGATAAATTGGGAATGAAATCATTACGAGATGCCCCACCCATACCCACATACACTGCAAGGATGCAACATGGCACGCGCCAGCGGCAAGGGACAGGATTTCGAGAGGGCCTTTTGCAAGGAACTCAGCCTGTGGTGGACGAATCAAAAGAGAGATGATGTTTTTTGGCGTACCGCCGGCAGCGGAGCTCGGGCCACCGTTCGGGCCAAGGCCCATAAAAAAACATCAACAGGTCATGGGGATATCACATTTATCGATCCTATTGGTAAGCCGCTGATTGATTTGATTACGTTTGAATTGAAGCGTGGGTACAGTACGGCTAATCTCATGGATGTGGTTGAGCGGACGGCTACGAATGCCATCGGTATATGGGAAGGCTGGTTATGGCAAGCCACCCGATCCGCGCAATCCGGAGGCACGCCATTTTGGGTTATATGCACGAAGCGGAACCTCCGCGAGCAAATGGTCTATATGAACGAACCATTTAAGATGGCATTGCAGGCTGAGGGATTATTTCAAAGACGGGCACGGCCCAGTATTTCGTTCGTGACCACGGCCCGCCTACCGAATAAAACGGAAATAGCAGTCAGTGTATTTGGCGTCCGGCATCGCCAATTCTTTACCCATGTAACTCCCGCACACATACAGGCCCTCCATGCCCGATACTGCACGCCCGGCGACGGTTAGGCAACGCAACATCGCCGATATGACCGCCTTTTGGGCTGTGGTGCTTGTACTGCGGCAATTAGACACGCCCAAGGCCAAGGGGGAATACCTTGTGGCCCAGGTGTCACATAGCCCTCGTATCCTCCAATACCTGCAGGCGGCAACCCAAACCGCTAGGCGGTATAAAACATCCCAGGAATTGATGAGCCTGACTGTTGTAAGGGAGCCGGACTTTGAACCCCTACCCCTACTTACCCTGCTGCGGTGTTTTACCGTGGGGGCGTCCGAAGAAGATAAAAAACGGGTCAAACCAACCCACTGGCCCATGACTATGCTTACCATGCGGGAACGACCGGAGTTGGTTGCAGCGGCTAACCTCATCTATGACCGTACTATGGATGTCGGCATTACCACGGTACTACTCGAAAAGGTGGCGGCACGTGTGCCATTCCGGGGCACCGAGCCATCGGCACCGGTAGCCAAACAACCACCGCCGGCCAAACAACAACCCATCACTAAAGAACCGGGGTTGGTATTTGTGATAAACCGAGAAAAGCAGGGTGCCCAGCCGATTGGTGATGGTATATATGCACGCGGGCATGTGTTATTGGATGGCGGGGATATTGGCTGTATTTCGTTACGGCGTAGTGATATGACGAAGGTTGGTATGCGGCTTGGTGTTTTGGGCATCAAGATGAATTTTAAGGAAATAGAGGAATAGCATGAGCACCAGGCGTTTTGTGTTAGGGAGTGGTGGGGGTGCGCTTACCGAAAACTATGTGGACATTCACAGCACGGATTGTCTAGATGTGGTTTCCGGGGATGCGGCGGCAAGGATGGCCGTTTGTTATCTATCCCTGCGCCTACCATACCTGATTATGTTCCTGCTACAGGCACACGGAGCTCGGTTTGTATGGGAATGGACACCAAGTGCCGAGGATCTTACGGAAGAACAGAACATCAGCACAGTGCGGGTGTTTCCGCCAGAAGATGAAACAAAACCGCAGCCCGTAGAGCAGACTGCGGTGGCAGATATTACCACCGGGTGGCGGTACGCTCTTCGCACGTACACATCCCTCCTTAAAAATAACGTATCCCGATATACGGCGATGACGTGCATGCCGTTGGGTGCTTCGGTGGGTATCCTCACGCGGTGGGTCGTGGCCGATTTGTTTGATTTTGCATACGGCGGGGCCCGGGCGGTACCGGAGTTGGCGGCATGGGTAGATGTGTTGCGCATGGCCGTTCGCGAAGCATACCCCGAATACGCCAAGCATTTTGAAGATGGCCGGCAAGAAGCCGGCGGGGATCCGGAAATCGCGTGCATCAACTACCTTACCAAGGACGAAGGCGATAGTTGCCACATCCTCTGCCAAAACCCAGATCCAGAAGAAGTACAAGATAATTTTACGGTATGGGTAAACGGGGATTGGTGTGGATGGGTGGACGTGCGGTACCGTGGCGAAACCCGCCTAGCCGCACTAACGGCCGCCGTTGCCGCTCGTAGGGAAAAAGAAAACAGGAAAACATAATGCCGTATATCTGCTACAAGGAAAAACGATTTAACGGCAGTAGCCGCAATATCATAGATCACTCCAATGCAATCATCCAAGATATGCGAAACCAGGGTTTCACCCTGACCCTACGGCAACTTTACTACCAACTCGTCAGCCGCAACATCGTCCCCAACACCGAACTTTCGTATAAGCGGGTAGGTAATATAATCAACGAAGCGCGGCTAGCCGGTGAGGTGGATTGGACAGCCATCGAAGACCGCACCCGCAATATCCGCAGTCCCTCACATTGGGACACACCGGCTGATATTATCGACACATGCGTCGCTAGCTATGCGATCGATAAATGGGATGGGCAGCCATGCCGACCGGAGGTGTGGATCGAAAAGGATGCATTGGTGGGTGTTATTGATGGAATATGCCGAGAGTTAGATATATCCTATTTTTCATGCCGTGGGTATACCAGCCAAAGCGAGATGTGGAGTGCTGCACAGCGGCTAGACCGAGTTGCGGCGAATACGGGTGCCACACCAATTATCATCCACCTCGGGGACCATGATCCGAGCGGCAAGGACATGACACGGGACATTGAAGATCGCCTTCGTTTATTCATGACCGGCGATTTTGAAATGAACCGCATAGCCCTTACAATGGACCAGATTGAGGAGCACGACCCACCGCCCAACCCGGCCAAAACAACGGACAGTCGCTACAAGAACTACATGGAAGAGTTTGGGGAAGATTCATGGGAGCTAGACGCCCTTACACCCAACATGATTGTTGGGCTGATCCGCAGCACGGTGGCCGCATACCGTAAGGATGATATGTATGACGCCCGCGTGGAACTACAGGAGCGTGGCCGTGATTACCTACGGGGTGTGCGGGACCGTGCAAAGAAGAAGAAATTCAAATAATGCTTGAGCGTATCGAGTTAATTAACTTCCAGAGGCACGAACTACTACGCCTCCGCTTTAGCCCTACCGTAACCACCATCGTCGGGGGTAACGGTGCCGGTAAGACGGCCGTGGTGCGGGCCCTATATTGGTTGGCACATAACCGGCCACTCAATAATCACTTTTGTCGCAAGGGTGCCGAAGAGGTACGCGCCACCCTGTGGGTGGATGGCCACCGCCTAGTACGAGAGCGGTCCGAAGAAACAAACGAGTACCGCCTAGACAGTGAAACGTACAGGGCCCTAGGTGGCAACGTGCCGGAACAGGTAGACCAGCTCCTAAACATAGGCACAGTAAATTTTCAACGACAACTCGATAATCATTTCATTGTTGTCGAAACGGCAGGAGACGCGGCCCGCCAGCTTAACGCGGTGGTCAACCTAGCCATTATCGATGACACCCTGCGGGCACTCAATGGCAAACACCGCATCGCTAATACCCTAGCCAGGGCCGCCGAGGCGCGGGTTGGGAGAGCAGTGGCCGAGCGGGATGCCAATAAACACATCCCCCGCATAACAAAACAATACGATGCATTAAAGCAAAAAGACCTCCTGGCCACGCAGGCACGCAACAGGGCCACGCAATTAGCCGCAGGGCTAGCGGTGGCCGCGCCGGCGCACAAAACGGCCCAGGCGGCCCACCAGGCGGCCCAGGCGGCTAATGGGTTGGTTAGCCTGGCCCTAACGGCCCGGGGGCACCGGGAACGGGCCCGTATTTTGAGAAAATGGTTATTTGAGGTCGAGCAAATCCAGGGGGATGTGCGTGGAGGGTTGCCGGACACCACGGTCCTACAAACGCTGCACGAAGCGGCGACAGAGATGAGGGGTAAGTCCAATAGGTTACAGGATTTACTGAGGGAAGCCAGGAGGCACCTTGAGACAGGCACAAAGGCTGCGGGACATATCACGGAATGCGAACAGGTCCTAGCCACCGCGAAAAGAGTATGCCCAACATGCAAACGCCCCATGTAGTCGCCGTCGTATGTTCCGACCTCCACCTTAGCCATAAACCACCCCCGGCCCGTAGTGGGGAGCCGGATTGGTACGGTGCTATGGAACGTGTGTTACGGGAATTACACCACTCCTGTCGCAAACACCGCGCGCCGCTTATCATTGCCGGCGATGTATTTAACCACTGGAACAGCCCGCCAAAACTCATTTCATTTGCTATGGATATGTTCCGACGGTTTGTGTGGGGTGTGTACACCATCCCCGGGCAGCATGACCTGCCATTCCATAACTACAACAACATGGCCGAGTCGGCGTACTACACCCTATGCGCGAGTGGATTTATCCACAACCTCCTCCCAACACGTGCGAACCCATTAGATGGTGACATACCCATTAACATAGATGAAAAGATAGGCCTTTGTATGTGGGCATTCCCCTGGGGCTGTGACCTTGTGCCATTACCGCAGGCACGGGAAAATATCATCCACCTAGCCGTGGTCCACAAATATATCTGGACCGAACGCCGAGGCTACCCCGGTGCCCCGGCCCACACGCACGTCTCCAAATTGGCAAATTCGCTCATAGGTTACCATGCCGCAGTCTTCGGAGACAACCACAAGGGCTTTGCCATGCAATTAGGTGGCGTGTCCGTGCTGAATTGTGGCGGGGCTATGAGGTTCAAATCAGATGAAGAAAAATACAAACCGGGGTATGGCCTACTTATGTCCGATGGTACGTTGGTCAGGCGGCACTATTCAACCCAGGCCGATATATTCTCCCCTACTGTAACAGAACTAGAAATGACGGACCTGATGCCGGAGTTTGTTGCGTTTGCCGAAAAATTAGCCACACTCAAAACCAGGCCAACCGATTTCCGTGGTGCCGTAGATATCTGGCTGCGGGAGAATGCAATTAGCCCGGCCGGGCGTGATGTGTTATTGGGTGTGTTAGAGGAAGTGACGGCAAAATGATTACAGAACAAGAATTCCAAGAATTACAGAACCGTGTAGCCCTATTGCGAGAAAAACGGTCTCGGGCTAAAGGGGCCTACGATTCCAAAATGAAGGAATTGCGGCAACAGTTCAATGTTAAGAGTATCGAAGAGGGGGATGCCTTGGTGGCTAAATTTGAACAAGAGGCCATAGAAGCAGAAGAGGCATTCGAAGCCGCCCATGCCCAATTTATCGAGGATTGGAAACATGTCCTATAGTATAGGGAAGTTGGACCGCCAGGTAGAGGCTATGCGGCAGCAGGGTGCCGGAATCCTTAATGAAGTTCGCCTAGCCCGTGTGGATGCCGAGCTAACAACAATAACGCTGGCAGCCATTACCGAAGCACGGGAGGCGGCTATGCGGGTAGCCGAGGGGTTGGAGCAGTATGTTCACGGCCACATCGAACGTGTGGTGACACGGTGCCTGCAAGATGTGTTTGAAGAGGATTATAAATTCAAACTTACATTTGTCCGCAAGCGGGGCCGCACCGAGGCGCAATTTGCAATCATCCACGACGGCATACTACTAGAAGAACCCAAAGATGAGACAGGTGGCGGTGTGATGGATGTGGCAGCGTTTGCCGTGCGGGTAGCCTGCCTATGCCTCCATACCCCGCCTCGCCGTATGTTGTTGGTTTTAGACGAGCCATTCAAGCATGTTGCTACAGAAAACATTCCTCGTATCCGCAATCTAATCCTGGCCTTGTCCCAGGAATTGGGTGTGCAATTCATTATCATTACACACCACTCAGACCTACAGGTCGGCCAAATCATTGAGCTGGGAAGGTAGCTACGGGTACTCATTGCCCGTGTGTGCATTTAGCGGCACTGCCGGCGCGACCGGGTACACCACGGTCCGCTGTGCCGCCACGGTTTGGGCGGAGTCTGCGGTACGGTAAAGCCCGACAACAACGTACCACGTGCCCGGGCCGTAGCCCGTTAAATCTACCGAGATGGCTTCC